TGTTTCAGCTTCTACTTGTGCTTTTAATGTAGCAATGTTTTGTTTTATCTGTTCTTTAGTGGCTGCAATAACTTGCTTTGTTTGTGCTAACTTTAATTCAAGTATTTGCTTTTCGCTTTTGCCTTGAAGCTTTAAGATGTTTTCTTGTCCAGTTATTGAATCTAGTTTCTTTTTCTGAGCATCTACGTTAGCTTTAGTTTTTGCGTTAAGTTGTTCTTGCTCTTTGCTAACTCCATTAACCGCAGATTTTATCTTGTCCCAATTCGCTACAATAGTACCCAAAGCCACAACAAGTAAACCAATACCAGTAGAACCGATAGCACCTTTAATGGCTTTGAAAGCGTTTACCGCTACTGCCTTCATGTTATTAAAAGCATCCCCTAATTCACCAATTTGTGAGATACCTTGAGACAATGCTAAAGCACCTTGAACCTTTGCTAGATTTTTAGCCACGTCTTCAGATTCACTACCAACCAAAGCCATCGCACCTTGTACTGCTGAAAAGGCACCTGCTGCAACACCTATAGTTTTAGACAAAGCAGCAAATTTAGCATCTGGGTTGAAAGCGTCTGTTAAGGCTTTAGCATCTCCTATTGCATCTTTTAAACCTGCGGCTTTTTTTGCAGCGTTTACCGCTTGTTGAGATGTTGCTCCAAATTTTTCAGACAATGTAGCGACTTCTGCTTGTGCTTCTCTTAATTGTTTTTTTAAACTACCTAGTGATTCACTAGCGTTGCTATTTATATTAATATTATAATTTAAAGTCTCACTCATTTGTCAATAACTTTTAAAAGATTAATTTGGGTAGTGCTATAATTAATTGGGTTGTAAGATTCTACGACATTCAATCTATATAGAACGTTATCTATATAAACGAACTTAGAAAAATCTAAACTGCTTATATCGTATGCACTTAATAAAGCATTGCAGGTAAGTAGTTTACTATCCTTATCTGTAATCTCAGCCATGTACTCTGAATAGTAAGCATTAAAAAGATTCGTAGTCGGATAGCTTGTAGCCGTGAAATAAATCTCTTTTGGTGCTCCAAAGTTCAAGTCGTTAGTAGGTGTAAATGGGTCGTCTAAATGTCCAGCATATCCGTAACTCGTTGGGCTTCCTACTGTAGTACTGCCGTTCTTTATTGCATAACTTGTTCTACTTGTTATTTTTTTAGCTTGTAGAATCCTTATAACTGAGTCCATTATGTCTTCAGTAGTTCCAGATGAACTTAGTTTGTAAATAGCTGGGTATGCTTTATCTGTTCCGTCTAGTTGATACAAAACAGTAGGAGCAAACATTAATTCTGTAGTTTCAGTATCTTTAGCGAAATCAAAAGAAGTATCGTAAATGTTATCGCCGTATCCCTCGTTAAACTTTTTTCTATAGTTATCTGCATAGTAATCCGAATCCTGCTTATACTTGAACTGATAATATCTAGCCTTTACCTCAGACATTGGCTTTATAGACCATGGCTTATTTCTATCTACTTTTAGAGTCCAGTCTTGTATCTGTCCGCTATAAAAATCTACATAAGGTTTTATAATTAGTTTTTTACTGTCTACTGGGTCGTCGTAAACATATAGATTAAACATTTTGCAAATTGATAAAAAGAAATCCCTTTGAAAAATACCTCTAGGAATGCAAAAGTTAATATCTAAAACCTCGTTGTAAATAACCGCTACTTCTGTGCTTACCGAAGTCCTTAATTCAAATTGACCAGAAAATAGTTGGTACTGAGTTACATTAGTGCTTACTTGAACCGATAACTGCTGACCAGTATTTAACAATACATTGTCTACGCTTAAATCTAAATTGTAAACCGCAAACCCGTTAGTAATGTAAAGGTCAACTTGTTTTAATATTGTGCCACCTTGATATAAATAAAAACTAGCGTTAACTGGCAATGGGCTTTTAACTTGAAGTACTGGAGTACATTTTATGTTAAACCTATTGCTAGTGCCTGTATATGTTATTGGATTGCTTCCAGTAAAACTACCAGCCGTTGTTACTGTTATTGGTAAAAATTGACTTGTTGAAAGTGTGGTGTTAAAGTTTGAGTTAAAGGCTACGTTAGATATTTTGTTAACTATCCTTTGGTTATTAGGTATAATCAGCCTATTCATTAAAGCCGTATCCAATAAAGGGAAATCCCAAGTATATCCAGAATCATCTTTGATTTTATTTAGAATCTCTTTAACGTACAAAGCAGGTCTGAAAGCCCTATAGTTAAAGCTAATCTTATCCGTTGAAACTTGTCCGTAATCAATCAAAGGGAAAAACACTCCAGAGCCGTTAATATTATCCCAGCTATTGGTTATGTTAGTAAAATTCCATGCAGTATTGTACGCTGAAAAATCTAAATCTTCTAGTTTCTTGTTACCTAGTGCAGACATAAAACCGCCTAAGTCACCCACTACCGAACATTCATAAAACAAGGCTTTATCTTGCACTATTTCCAAAACCCTTAACACACCTTTGAAAATCTGGATGTTATCTATAAAGATTCTGCATTGTGCAAACTTACTAGCGTTGAAATTAACCCCTACATTTGGACTATCATCATCTGTGAAATTAGCATTGTTTAAATCAAATATAAAACCGAAAATAGCGTTATTATTTGCGTTACCTGCTATTTTAATAGTCTTAGAAAAGCTAGTGTTTTTTGAGCCGAAGTCTTGTATATCGTCTATCGTATAAGAAAACTCAGTATCTATATCGTCCGTTAAATCTAGCCTTTGATTCTCTATGTATATTTCAGTCCTCATCTAAATTGGCTATTTATGTTTTTAGGGATTTCAGCCTCTAACTCTAAATTAAATATCTTATCTACATTCAATAACTTATAGTCATAGTTAGTAGTACTTATGTACAAAGGTAAGTACATAGATTGAACCTCTATGTAAGCATTGCTTGAAGCTACTAACTGAGCCAACCAGTCATAATCTATTTCATTAACCCAATTAGACTTTAAACTGATTTTGTTATTATGCTGAATGTTAAACGCTACTTTAGTTTCGTTATACCTATTATAGCTATCCCACGTTTTCATTAAGCCGCCTGACCTTTGCCAATCAGCCCTTTGATAGAATTGTTTTTCAAGGTTTACTGATTGTCTATTAACTAGATTAAAGTTAAACGTATCCCATCCACCTAGTCGGTTAATAAAGTGTACGTTATAACTTGGATGTTTGGAGCAGTTATGGAGTATTCTGACCACTCGGGAAGTTCCAGCACCAGTAATGTAAAATTCGTATGCATAAGTGTTTTCTGTTATTAATGTTGACCCTGCCCATGTGTTAATAGCTGAAGCAGATAGGTTAAATAAATTAAAGCTACCAGATAAACTGAGTAAAGCATTATGACTAGCTACTACATTTCCTGCACTATCTAACGTCCTAACATAACCCCTTTCTCCAGTTCCTTCTACTCTTAAAAACGAAATATAAAACCTATCGCCATAGTTTACTTTAACTTCTCTTAAATCCCTTTCCGTTAAGAAGTTATCTTTGTATTGTGCTAAAGCATTTTGGTAAACATTCTGTACAGTAGTAGAGCCGCTTGTGTATAGGTCTGCAAAAACTGGATAGTAAAAATTAAAAGCACTAAATGAGGCTGAAGCGTCAGGCAGTACATTTATTCCCCCACTTACTTCTTCTCTTATTTCTAGATTGTACCTAACCGCTATTTTATCATTTGAGGCTACTAGTATAGACGAACCGCTAGGCTCAAAATAATTAGTTATGAATGACCTTACAATAGGTGCTGAATTAAAATATCCGTAATTGTCCGCAGGGTTTGGAAATACCTTTGACCTGCTCACAAGGTTACCAGCTATTTTAATATCAAATACGAATTTAAAATTTGTTGTTCCTGCATTTGTAGAGGATACAGTAACCCAAGATTCATCGTTAATGCTAGAATCTGTTGGGGGGTTATTTACTATTGTTATTGCCATTTTGTCTAATTTGTATTATAATGTCACCGCCTAAAGCTACACTTAAAGCGTCTTTAAAGTTTTGGCTAAAGTTTTCTTGTATTGCCCTATCAAAATAATAGGTGGCACGAATACCATCTCTTTTTATTGCAGATGAAATAGCATAAGCTAAACGCTTTTTATTTGTAGCCTCGTCTATTGTCTTAGATAGTTTGCGTCTTTTCTTTTGCACTCCAGATAAATCTATTTTGTCTGTTCTAACAGATTTCCTAGCCTTATTAAGCCATGAAAAAATAGAAGCAGCCATTCTCCTATTTGGAAACTTAGATTTAAATTTATAGTCTCCTGAGTTCTTTTTAAGTTTAGCATTTTTACCGCCTACACCAGCTACACCCTTATTTATAAAATCGTAGTATTCTAACTGCTTAGAGCCTAAAGGATAACCTATATTTAAGTTTACACCCGATTTAGTTTGTGTTACGTTAGGTACTCCAGTATCAACTAAATTACCAGAACTTATAGCACCTGCTTTTTCTAGGTTTTTTCTTATAGTATCGTTAAAGTCTAATCCTGCTTGAAATAGCATTTGCTCCAATACGGGAAAAGCATCGGTATCAACTTTTTGAAATTGACCACCGACCCTATTTAAAAACTGGTCTCTTATGAATTGTGCTTGTGCTTTGTTCACTCATATAAATGCCTAAAAAAAAAGAGATTATCTGAGATAATCCCTATAGGCTTTTAAATAGGACAAAGCGTTTAAGTACTCTATGGCTGGTAATTGATATGCTTCGTTAAGCGTGATACGATAGTATTCTGCAACTTGTGTGGTGGAATACTGCCATCCATAATACTCAGTAAATCTGCTAGAGCCTTTTCCGCTTGGTTCACTCCCTGCATCTCCAGTTGCGTTTTCAAATAACCCTTTGAAACCTCTATCCAAATTCTGTAAACATGATAAAAAAAAACAATGCTATGGTATATGTCTTTAAATTTAGCTTCTAGCATATCATCTGCATAAACAGAATGACTTGTAGAATCATAAGGGACTTCCTTCCAACCCCACAAAGTTTTCTTCATAGGGATTACCATAGATGCTGCTAGTTTGTGAAGGTTAGGGATTAAGTCGGTTTGGAATACTTTGCTTTCAATATATCTAGCTGAAGGCATCTTCCTAACGTCATAAACGCATTTATAACGCTTTCCGTTTACGTTAATATATTTAACTGGTTTGCCTTGAGGCTCTGAATCTAAGAAGGATAACCGCTTTACTTCCTCGTTATAGCGTTCTACGTTTAAATCATTTACCTGATTAGCCGTCCAGTTGTTTACAATAGCTATAAGTCTATCTATCCTATCTAAAGGATGCTCAATCTTGTTAGCCTCAATAATTTGCTGATATTGGTAAAGGTTAATATCGTTCCAAGTCATATTTTAATTTTTTATCATTTTGTTGGTGTCAACGATATGATGTTCTACCATTTTGTTGCTATCAACGATATGGTATGTTTCTTGTGCCATAATAAAAAAAATTAAGCCCCACCTAGAAAGGCAGGGCGGTTACCTATGAAACACCCAATTTATTTACTGCTTCAAATTTCAAGTCTAAGTCCATAGCGTTAAATAACTTGTTAGCTACAGATAGTCTAGGTTGTGCCCCTCTCTCTATTCTGTTAACTGCTACAAAACTTATACCTGCTTTTTCTCCTAACTGCTTCTGTGTTAGGTTTCTTCTTTGTCTGTTTTCTTTTAATAACTGTCCAATCATAAATCTAAATTTGGTTCTAGTGAATCTTCTATTGCTTTTATTTCTTCTGCCCTTAGTCTGTCTGTGATGTCAATTATTACACCGCCAACTTCTATATAAACTTTTTTTACCTCTACCTCTACGCTTGTATCATCAAATGAATGTAAGCCGTGACACTCTTCTACTCTTATAGGTTGAACATCTATGTTTAGTTCTGCATCTACAAAACAATCTATTTGGAAGCTATCTTCTTGAATGTATTTCATTAGTAATCAATTTCTTGTTCCATAATAACTTCTCTAGTAGGGTCTGCGGTTATAACCTTATTGTAGGTTTCTACTGCATCCTCAAACTTTTTTGTTAATGTGCTTGGAATGTATCTGCCGTCTTTTTCAATACAGTACCAAGTTTCTCCTTTGTCGTTAACTTCTTTGATTAGTTGAATTTTCATTGTGTTTTTATTTAGTGGTTTATAAATTGTCTGCAAGTAAACAAATAATTATCAATATAAAAAATACTTTATAAGGATTCTTTTGGATAAATGTTTCTAGATTTTTCATGATATTTAATTTAATAAACTAAAAAAATATTCTATTTCTTCTTGGTTTAAATCATATTGACATAACCAATCTGTAGGGTTAATTCCTTCATTGCCATCTATGTATTCTTGGTAGATAGTATAAATCGTTTCTAGGTTGTTCATTAGATTGAATTTTTAGCCATGTTAATTAATATATCAATATTGTCTGCTTCTAGTTCAAGCATTACTACACCGTCATTGTAGCATACTTCAGCAATAAACATTTTACCGTACTTCTTGATGTTGATTTCGTAACCTTTGTAGTTAATGTGTTTCATTGTGTTTCTGTTTTGATATATCAAAGATAAACCTTTTTTTAATATTGCAAAACTTTTCTTTAGTTTTTTATATAAATCTTTTTTATAGCATATAGATAAAATCTATTCTTCATCTTCAAGGTTATCTAAATCGTTAACAGAGTTAATCTCCCACGCTTGACTAAACTCTTGGTCTGAAAACATTTCAGCAAGTCCAGATATTTGACATAATCTTAAAACCTCGTCTGCATCCATTCCCAATTCTCTAGCTATTTTTTCATCTGACCAATTACGCTTTTTAAGGTCTACAACAATATCACTCATAGCGGTTACCTTATGTTTACCCCTTGCTCTATTGTGTCTTATTGTAGAAGCTATCCTATCTCCTTTGTCTTCTCTAGATTCATTAATAGTAACTACTGGCAAATAACCTTTAACTCTAGCTTGAATGTCTGGGCACTCTTTACCTACCCTATTCCTATGGAATCCGTCTATAACCTCTCTAGTTCCTTCATCTTCCTGCATTGTTACTATTGGCTGAGTATATCCGTCTGCTTCAATACTTAACCTAAGTAATTCCATTTCTGGGGGTGCAACACTATTAGGGTTATAATCGTTTGCGTGTACTGAAGTATTCTTTACCCACAATACACAATCTACTGGCTCATGTCTAAAAGGGCTAATCTTATGCAATTCCTTCTTTACTTCGTTGATTGCATTTACTTGCTCGTCTAAGTCTAATTTGCTTAGATAGTTAATTAGGTTTGTTAATTCGTTCATAAGTGGTTTATTTAAATGTAAAGATATAGAAATTATATTTAACTAAATAATTCTGGCTGCCATTTTTCCCTTCTTTTTTTCATTAACATTAAATACTTTTCATAGGCTTCTGACTTATGCTGCGTAAAAGATAAACCCTTGCACCAATAATCATTTCTTAATAGTGACTTGCATACCCTTCGCCATGATGGCACTTTCCTTTCTTGCTCTAGTCTATAGTCTGCTTCATCTGGTATTCCGCTTTCATAACCTTTATCTATCCACCACTTTTGGAATATTGCTATTTTATTCTCGTAGTGCTCTTTAGTTTTTGGCGGCATTGAATTGATTAATAAATTAGCAAAACTTTTCCATGTGTGATTCTCTGGTTTAGTTACTTTTCTATATCCGTTTATGTTACCGTTCTCATTAATATACAAGGCACCGCTATTAGCCCCGTTAACTCTAGCTACTACCTTTGCCCATGTTTCTGGTTCTATTAAATGAAACAACCACAATCCCCTTCTTTGGTCATCTCCATAAGGTTGACAAATCCTCATTTGATTAATTGTTAACCCTGCCATGTTCATAAGGTCATATAACTTATTATGTTTGCACTCTGGAAACCTATAGTGATAAATCCAAAGGTCTTGAGTTTTCCAGTCGTAAATAGGATAAACATTATAAACACTATCTTTAACTAAAGTAGTATATTTTTTATCTCCAAACTTTTGCTTTTTATCACTTGCAATAGTTCGCCATCTGTTTAAACTTTCACTAGTTCTAATCCCTACAAAACAAGCACACGTTTTGCCTTCTGCATACCAGCTACCAAACTCTGGCACAAAATCTTCAAACTCCATACCTTCATAAAAGAATGGAAAGTAGTTAGTATCGTTTATACATTCTTTAGGTAATTCTCTAATCCAGTCATCTTTTCTGTTTTCATCCCAGCATATCCAATGAGTTTCAAAAACAGATACTGCATTTCTTAAATGTATTGGTAGGCAAACCCAATAAGGTATTATCCACTCTTTGTATTGCTCATACATATTGTGAACGTGCTCTATTGTTATTTTATACTGACCCTCTAAATCTACAAACAACACACCGATTTTTTGATTCCTTTTTTTAGCTTCTGCCATTACTAGATGCATCATTACGGTTGAATCTTTACCGCCAGAAAAAGAAAGGTAAACTTTTTCAAAGTTATCAAAAGTCCATGCTATTCTGTCTATAGATTCTTCGTAGACATTCTTAGTCAAAAAGTGTTTTGAGTTCATGCTCTAAGTGGTTTAGTTTAAACAAAGATATAGCTTTTTTTGCTTTATTGTTAGCTTCTATCTGATTTTTTTCTGTTAAACTTCCCCAAACTTCTCTAGTAATATGTTCTGGTATACCTAATTCATAGCATACTGCACATTGACCTATGAACGCTTTTTTGTTTGTTTGTGGGTCTGATAGGTTGTGTTCGGTTGTGTACTTCCACTCCTTTATAACTTTAATCATAGCATCTCCCCAGCGTTCTACATCCTGCATAAAATCTAAAGCATCAATGCACATTTGTTCTTCTACTTCTTTAGAATGTTTTCTCCACATTCCGTTCTGGTAGTCTTCCCAAAGTAAATAATTATAATATACTTGCCTCATATAAAACTGTATTTTCCTTTACCCATTCTGCTTTGCCAATTCTGCCATGATAAGGAAAGAGCCATCACACAATCGTCATTAAACCCTGAAGGTGCAGAATACTTAACACCATTAGCAGTAAACTGATATTCAAAAACCTCTAATTCGTTTACTATAACCCCGTCTGGATAACCTATACTTTTACTATGGATAGCGTTCTGAAGTCCTACCATTAATTGTTGTTTAGAGTTACTAGTAAACTTTAAACCCTCAACCATTAAACCTGCCCTTTGTAACTCCTCAAAGATAGGGTCACCTACTCCAGTAGAATCCAACAAGATAGGTTTTCTAGGTAGCTTTAATATAGTCTGTTTAGTTGTGTGCCAGTCCTTTTGGAATCTATCTAGATAGCAAACGTTTCCCACTGCATCTAGTCCGATTATAACCGACCAGTCATAACTTTTAGCTAGGTCAATACCAAAGCAAACTGGTTCTTGATAGCTTAATGGTTTAATACAAGCCCTTATATTCTCAGAACCGAACGGATTAGCTGCGTTCTCCATTGGGTTAGCTAGATACTCTTGCTCAAATACTGGGGCAGGTAACTGCCTTCTAGCTTCGTCTATTTCTGCTTTGTCAATATGCGGATTGTCATAAGTAGTAAACTTAAAACTTTCCCAATTAGTTTCGCCTTGCTTTGAATATAAAGAATAAAAATAGTCTTTACCTCTAGGAGTAGAAACAAATATAGCAGACCCTTTAAAGTCTGTTAATGTTGGTCTAATTGAGTTTAACCAACCCTGCTCTAAGTTCTTGATATAAGGTGCTTCATCTAGTATTGCCCTATGGAATTTTTGACCTCTTAAATTATCTAGCTTTTCACCAGTAAAGAAACGTATTACCCCACCAGTTAAAAAATGAAAAGTTAAATCCGATTTATTTATCGTTGCTGCTTCTGTTGGTATTAGCTTACTCATATCCTCAAAGAACACTTTCGCAAGTTGATAGGTAGGTGTTATGTAAGCGACTAGTTTACCTTCTAGAGCGTCTTGAATAGATATATTCTGGCAGATAAGAGATTTACCCCACCTTCGCCCACACATTAACACAATAAACCTAGCCTTACTATTTAGGACTTGTCTTTGTGCCTTATGCGGTTTCTTCAGAGTTATCGGTATCTCCTTCGTATCTAACAACTATTTCTGTTTTTACTTTATCGTTATTCTCATTCTTAGTACCATCACTCCATTTACTTCTAAATCTGTTAATCATGTTGAGTCTCCAGATTCTATCATTAAAAAATGGTATCTCGTTAATCATTCCTTTTCTACCTATTTGTTCCCACCAAATCATACTTTTTTGAGTTCCTATCTCTTTGGAGTGCAGAAATTCTGGATGTGCTTTTTCCCAGTCATATAAAACACGCTCAGAAACGCTAACAATACCCCCAAATGATTCAAAAGAGTAACCTTCGCTCATGTGGTCTATTAGCATCTGGCAGTATTCTGGTTTATAGTCTGTTGGTCTACCTACTGTACTCATCGTAAAATATTGTATAGTTATTTGATTCTTGGTATAGTTTAGTATATTCTGACCATATTTGCCCTGCCTTGTTTAATCCTTCGTCTTTCATTTTTCTATAGTCTGTTTGTTCTCCTACGTCATGCCCTATATGAGAACTTTGTAGTCCTTTTATATAGTAACTTTTAAATCCTAGTTGTGTTAGTCTTAGTCCGTAGTCGCTATCCTGCATTCCGTATGGGTCATACGCTTCGTTAAAATATCCTACTGTGTCTATAGCTTTTCTAGGTATAATAACATTTCCAAATGTTGCCCATGTTGGGTGTACTTCTATTCCGTTTATTACTTCTGTCTTTGGTAAAGTTTCTACGCAATAAATCCCACACATCCCCGTTTCTGGTATTGCTTGAATATGTTCTACTGCCATTAGCAGCCAGTTGTTTGGTAGTACAATATCATTGCCACAAAAAGCAACAATGTCATAGTCTTTGGTTTTTCTTATCCCTTCGTTTAATGCAGCCGCTATTCCTTTTTTATTAATAGTAAACATATCATAAGGATAGTTCCCTAATGGAAAACTAGCTACCGCTTGTGCAGTATGTTCATGTCTAAGATAATCTAGTAGGACTATTGCTGCCTTCATTTGAGCCTATATATTTAGCTGGATTACCAGCGTATTTAGAATAAGGTTTAGTTATAAGTTTTCTAGTTATTACCGACCCCATACCTATCATGCAGCCCTCTGCTATTGTTTGCCTTTGATGAATAACTGCGTTTAGTCCTATGTTTACATGAGGCATAATATAACAATGACCACCAATCTTTGCACCGCAACTAATTATAACATCGTCCCATATATGGCAGTCATGTCCGATGTGTACACCTTTCATAAAAAAATTCCTATTACCTATGTAAGTAATATTCTCCATTCCCCCATCTATAGTTACTGCTCCAGTTATTACGTTGTTATCTCCGATAACTACAATATCGTTAGTCTTACCCCAGTTTGTTTTATGTTCTGCTGGTGCACCTATTATACAATATGCACCAATGTAATTACCATGTCCCAGCACTACGTTAGGATAAATAATAGCCGTAGGATGAATGAAATTAATAGAACTTTCCATAGTTATACATAAATTCTTGGTGCTTTTCTTTTAAGAAGTCCATGTGTTCTTTTTTGTCTCCGTATTTCAAATGACATTCCCTATCAACTGCCATTAAGTTTTCTATTGTGTCTTTATCTTTACTGCCACCCATACCCCTAGCATTTATATGATGTATGTCTACTGCTCTTTTACCGCATACCTCACATGAAATAAAATCTTCTTTGCCGTAACCGAAGTAGTCCATATAAATTTTAGTATGCTTTCTCATAGTGAGCCGTCTTGTAATGGTATTCCTTCTTTATCGTCTACCCTTCTGTATTTTTCGTGCCAGAGTGTATTGCACAAAGTTACACTTTTTTTAACTATTTCTTCCTCTTCAGCTTCTGGTAAAAGTAAATGTAAACACTCATGTATAAGTATTTCCAGATGCTTTTTTCCTTTGAGTCTTTTTTCCAACTCGATATACCCTGCCGAATCAGCATAGCCCCAGACTTTTTCTTTGGTTAAATCTTTATATTTTACTTTAATTCTCACTTTTTAAAATAGCTTCATCTGGTCTATCTATTTCACTAATTTCTATCTTTACTTTGTTTCTTACCGATGCTAACGCTTTGCGTAAGTATTTTTCCTCTTTGTATAAGTCTGTTAGCTTTTTCATCAAAAACACTTCTTGTTCTTCAATACTCATTTTATTAAACTTTTTCGGTAACATATAATCTATTTTGCAGAACTTATAAGTAAATGTCTTTTCTCTTTTATGTTTATTGCTCCTAGTCTTTTTCTACTTGATGCTCCACAATTACTACACCTCATTAACTCATAAGCATTAGCAGTTGTGTAGTACATTTTACCTTGTGCGTTTAATTCATTACTTCCACAGTTTGGACATCTATGCTCTTTCTCGTCTAGGATAAATAACCCCATGTTTGGATGTGGCTTTATCCAAGCCCTTATCATTAGGTAAGTTTCCTCTAATATACGAACATCCTGCACATTATAATCTTCCATTTCAGACAATGCATTTGCATTACCTTTCATACACTTTTCCCACAATTCAAAGTTAGTTTCTTTTTTTCGTTCTAGGTTTAACAATTTATTTACATAGTCTAGCTTATTTGAAGTAAAGCCAAATTGTCTCCTAATATGTTTAAGTGTATCTATTTGTTGATAGGGTAATGGTGGGTTCAATCCGTTTATGATGAATCTAGAGTTTAATTTCGGCATATCAAACTTTTCGCCGTTATGGGCTATTATAATGTCTGCCTCGTTAACCAGCTTCCAGATTCCCTCTATAATGCGTTTATCGTCTTGTTCTAGGACTTCTTTAGGCTTTAGCTTACCTGAGTATACTTTGTCCTCAAATAGCCACTTAGCCGCCCATGTCAAACAAAACCAGTCCGATTGAATTTGCGGTAGGTGAACGTTTTGATTCCAGATACCCCAAACATAAGCGGAAATAGGAGCAGTTTCTATATCTAACAATAGAACTTTAGCACTAGTATTTATTTTTTCCATTTTAGTATTTCTAGTGTCAAAAGTTAAAGGTTTCTGAAAGGTTTTATCTGCTAATCTTTTTCTAGCACCATTTCCCTGAGACCCTCTATAATAGTTTATAGTTTTACGAATATTCTCTAGGTTTGAAATCTTATGCTCTTGAAATATTTTTTTTGCTAGAGTATAATTTTTCAAGTCTGGATAGGTCGCTAAGTATTCCTTAACTAGATTTCCTATTCTCATATCAGAACATATCCGTTCTTATCTACTTTTCCTGCTTTGTGTAACTCTAATAATTTCCTAACTGAATATCCAAATGTCTTTTGAAAATGGGGTGCGTCTACAAATTTCCATGAACCGCCCCATTCCCAGCCATACTGCTTGAATATTTCTACTACTTCTATCCAATCTCTTTTGCCGTCTTTATCAAAGTCAGCTTTTGTGTCGTAGCTTAACGTTTCATAAATCCAGTCATTGTTTTTATCTTGAAGCAAAACAATATCTATTGCTAATCCGTAATTATGGAATGACTGACCGCCTCTAGCGTTAGTAACTATCCTTCCAGGAGTTGTTCTACCTTGAGCATAAAGTTTATTTTGTTCTGCAAATGTTCTCAAGGTTGCAGTAAATCTGCACATTACATGATTCCCTAATGCTTTAACAATCTCATCATAAATAGCTAAAGCCTCATCCCTTAACTTGGGATGAAGCAATGCTATTCGTTCTATTGTGATTTTATCACTTGGCATCTTTCGCAAAGATTCCGATTAAGATAATTCCTAGACCTTCTAGGACTCTTTCCCAGTTCTTTGATGCTAGACCTTCAATTAAAATAGGAAGACCAGCTACTGCACCGAAAATGGTTGTTTTTAGATTTTGAAAGTACTCTTTCATATTTTTGATTTTTGGTTGAACAATTTATGTACTATCCTTTCAACTCCCTTTAAACCCATAAAGCCTAATAAAAAGGCTACAGAAAATTGATGGTTAATCTTATCTATACCGAACCAGTCGCAAACTACTGGAGTTAAATAGTTAGCTGAAGCTACTCCGCCAAACATTGCTACTAAAGTTTCTTTAAAGTCTTTTCCTTTCTCTATGAAAAAGACTGAACCAAAAAAACCTGCAATAGATAAACCTATGTTTATCCCTAGTTCTTCTAATCTACTCACCTTTTAACTCTTTTAATTTTCTTTGTGCCCATTCGATACCTGCTTGTCCACCCCATGCGTCAACGGCTAATCCACCGCAGCCTTCTGAATATGGAACGTCTTTATATTGTAGATGTCTAGCAAATGCCGCCATCCTGCTTATAGTTTCCCTCGTGATATTTTCTTTTCGTGAGATTTGGTAGGCTCTGGCTTTCCCTACTTGAGTGAGACAAGAACCCCATCCGTTTTTTTCTGCCCATGCAATCGCCCTTTTTGCTGCGTTAACAGCCGCTTGTGGATAGTCATTGTAACTATCTGCCATAGCTACTCGTATGGCTGCCCATGCCCTATGTGCTGCCTCTTCGGTCTCATAAATACATGAGCCGCTTCCTATTCTGTACTTTCCGTTTGAATTGCATTTGAGTACTGGCATATCTGTTTATAAATGCTTTCTCTTTGTTGATTTATCACATGAAGGTTAAAATTCTCATAGCAATAGTTATATAATTCCTTTCCGCTTTCCTCACGAAGCCATTTATCATGTGCTAAAAGTTTAATCCACTTAAACCAGTCAGTTTGTTTATTAACATAAAATACTGGCATATCCTTATATGGGTGGACATTACTTACAATAGCAGGGTTTTGCTTTGCAGCCGTTTCTAGGATTTTTAAATTAGATTTCATTCTGTTAAACTTACTATCAACTAACGGAATTAGGCTTATATCTGAATCACCATAGGCTTCCATATACCTAGTAACATCGTTATAGCGGTAAATCTTAGTATCTAGTTTCCTTCCTGCACTAAAATAATAAGCCATTGTATCCCATACATGGTTATCAACATAACCAGCCATTACCATTTTAACTGGTAGGTTTGTTAACCTCTTTAAAGGTTCTTTTAATATTTTTAAATCATGTTGGTGTGTATCTGAGCCAGACCAGAAAAGCCTAACAATATCACTAGGTATTTTCTTATTCAAGTATTGCTCATCTCCATAGGGCAACCCATTAGGTAAAATATGCACATTTGTATTATACTTGTAAACCTCTTCAGCTAACCTATCATGGGTTACAGTTGCAATATCCCCTAGCCTTAAATAATTAGTAATCTTGTTAGCTATGTCCCCACTTTGATAACGATTGTAGAGAACGTGAGTAGCGTCTAATTTCCAATAGTCGTCATTATCTATGACTAATTTAAAATTGTATTTAGCTTTCCATTTTTCTATCTGCTCAGGTTCTATGTTAAGCATCCTATTAATAACGACAATATCAAAACCTTTTTCTAATACTTCCTCATTTAGCAGGTCAGTTATTAGGCAGTAGTCTTTTTTCATGTGTGTTAAAGGCATCATTATTCTGTGCCATCCTACACCGCTATGTTTTTGTGTTATTCCTAGTATTCTCATTTTTTTGGTCTTCCTCTTTTTTTCTGTACATTTTCTTGTACAGTTATTTGTACATCTTGGACTTGTTCTTGGGGTAATGACAAGTAATAAGCGTATAATCTTTGTACGCAGTCCATAACACAACTAGAACACCATTTTGTCAAAACAAACTGAGGGTCTAAATAAGTCCTATAGATATGCTCATACATATTTAATAGGTGTATATCTAGGTTTCTTATATACCCATTCTGGCAAGTATGATAGTTACCTATGTTTTGCTCTAGGTAGTCTTTGTGCTCTTGTTCCATATTATATCTATTAATATTTTAAAAATAGGTGCAGCTACTCCAGACACAAACATTATAAAAAAAACATCTACTATAATCGTAGGACAAAAATATAAGATTAGAGCAACCCATGAAGCCAAACAAGAAGCACAGTTAAAAGGCTTAAAGTTTAGTTTCCATTTATCATAGAATCTATGTATATCTACAAAGAATACCGCAAAGCAAACGGCTGCAATTATAATTTGCCCCATCCAGACTTCTCCATTAAATAAGTTCTGTAATTCTCTAGCCATAGTAAAAATTTAATCATTGCCTCTTATTTTGGTTTTTAAATCTTTTTTTATCTTGTTTATAGTTCTTACTACTGATATGTAAGGAATCCCTAAAGCGTGACTTAACTTTTTAGCATTGCAGTCAAACTGAAAAGTGTATAGTCTAAATATTTCTTGGTCATACCAGTATAAAGATTCATAATGCTCCCTAACATAATTGCTAACATCTACCTGCTCGTTTTCTATTTCTTCTATCGGTACATACTCCACAAAGTTTCTAAACTTCTTATAAAATTTATGGTCTGTACTTCTAATTAGGTTTAACATTATCCTAACTACATAAAACCTTAACTGTTTTTTATTATAAAGGTCTATAAGTTTATTTTCTGGTATTTCAGCTATCCTTAAAAATAATTCACTCTTTAACTCTTCTTGCAATTCTATAGGGTGCATTTTGCTTATCGCATGGTTTACTTCCTGCGATTCCCAAAACTCTATTAAAATATCATTTCTTGTAGCCTTCAAACTGTACTAAAAATGGTTCTCCGTCCACTAAGGTACAAATAAAAACATTAGCACCGCATTTTTCAGCATCTTGTC